ACGGTTTACGAAGACGGCACCCGCGTGAGCCTGGCAGACCCGCCCATCAGCAAGGAAAGGGCCCTGCAGATCGTGCGCGACCACAAGAGCAAGGACGAAGCCATGTTCCGGGCCAGCCTGCCAGGGGTGAAACTCACACAGGGCGAGTATGACCTATACATGGACTTCACCTACCAGTTTGGCATCACCAACTGGCGGGCCAGCTCCATGCGCCGACACCTGCTCAATGGTGAGTATCTGCAGGCCTGCAATGCGCTGCCTGCCTGGCGCAAGCAAGCGGGCCGGGATTGCTCACTGTCTCAGAACTGGGGCCCGAAAGGCTGCAAAGGAGTGTGGACCCGGCAACTGGAGCGCCAAGCAAAGTGCCTTGCGGAGCAATCATGACCCTGCAGATCAAACTCATCCTGGCAATCGTCATCGCCGCGCTGGCCTTCTCTGCCGGCTGGGTGATCAAAGACTGGCAGGCCAGCAAGACCATCGCCGAGCTGCGCGCCGAGCAGGCCCAGCGGCAGGCCACTCGCGCAGAAGCCGCCCGCGCCGACGAATCCCAAACCGCGATCAAGGAAAGCAAGCATGCCCAAGACACGATCTACAACGCTGACCGCCTGGCGAACCTCAAGACTGGCATTGATGTTGATGTGCGCGCTGAGCTTGCCCGCGCTGAGCGCCTGCACCGCGACACCAACAGCCGAGCCGCCACTTATCGTGCGCAAGCCCAAGCCGACGCCTCTGCCCGCAGCGATCTTGCAGATAAAGCGGCAGCCCTCGACCGCCAGCTTGCAGAAGGCCTCGGCGTGGTCGCAAGCCTCGGAGGTGACCTTAAGCAGCGGGATGCCGAAGTAGCCGCGCTGTGCGACCAGGTGAACATCGAGCGCCGGCTGAGCGGTGACGGCAGCGATCAGGCCTGCAGCCAGGGGTAGAAGGGGAACGCTATTTAAGCTGTTGGTTGAGCTTCTCTCGTTGCAATTCCTGCAGCTTCTTCTCGTTCTCGATGGACATTTTCTTAGCCTCGGCGAGCGTGATGCACTCACCCTTCATAGCTCCGGTGCCGGCACTGTAGATTAATCCCTTGCTCGCGCAAAGATCGACATTGGCTTTGATGCGTGCGTCCTCCTGAGCCGCTGCTTCCTTTTCATCGACCTTGGGGCGCTCTACAAAAAGGCTGTTGACAATGCCGACACCGATGATGACTAGGATGACCAATAAGACTGGATGGCGGATTTGCATGGAACTGTCTGGTTATCTAATGAGGCTCGATGTTACATTGAGTCACTGATACATGCCCCATTAAAACGAGCCTCCCCGGCGCCACTACGGCACTGGGGAGGCTTTTTTTCGTTTGTGCGCAAGTATTAAGGGGTTGAGCTGCTGAGCAACGTTTTCTTCTGCTGATCGAATTCTTCAGCGGTCAGGACGCCCTGATCGCGCAGGGTCGCTAGCTTAGACAATTCGTCAGCGATAGAGTTTGATGGAGAGTTGGTTGAAGGTGCTGTGAACGCCTTAGGCTGCGTGGCTGAGATTGCCCGCAACGATTCGAGTTGCTTTTCGTGCTCTCGTTCGCGCTCTTTGGTGCGGTAGTACTCTTCACGTTGGCGTTCGGAGTACTGCTGGTTCTCTTGAGCAAGATCCCTCATGATGAGAACAATGATCAAGCCAAGCAGAGGAGACATGAAAAAAGACAGGAGGAAAAAACCCCACCCGCTTCGACCCCTAGAAGTCGCCAGAGAAGCGACTCCCCAGCTCAACAGCCCCCAGAAAACGAGAAGAAGAAAAAGCTCCAAGATAAATGCTCCTATGACCTTTTGAAGGATTTGGTTACATCATCATAGTTGAAGCGTATGGCACATGCCAACTGCACCCGCATCATCGTTGTTCAGAATGGGACATCAGGCGCAATGCTGTCGTACAGATCCTTGTCCACTGCGACCGAAACCGAGTGAAGCACCATCGACCCCAGGACCGGCATGGCCTCCGGCCGATCCAGCTTGATGCCATCCCAGCGCTCATGTTCCTTGGTCTGGGACCAATCATCCCCATCCTTGATGTGCCACCGCCAGTATCTTGATTGAACCATAAACACCTCCAAAAGACTGTATATTTATACAGCAAATGGAGATGAGTAATGCAGATCGATCAAGTAGCCATCGCGGTGCTCGGAGCAGCTGCCGCCTGGCTGTCGCAGGCCCGTTCTGAGAGCTTCAGACGCTGGGCGTGTATCTTTGGCATGTTGGGCCAGCCGTTCTGGTTCTATGCCTCGTGGAAGACTGAGCAATGGGGCATCTTCGCCGTGAGCGTGCTGTATGCGCTGGCTTGGATGAAGGGGCTGTGGATACATTGGATTCGGCCTACATCCAGCAGGGCGGGGGTGGAGAAAATAGGGCCCGTTGATCCAATCCGGAGTGACAAATGATCCAGAGCCTGCACATCGAAAAAAGCGCGCCCGGGCAATATCTGGCCAGGGTCATGAATGAGCATTCAGAAGCGCTGAGCTTCACCGCCAGCAGCATCGCTGGAGCAATCAGGGACACAGCGCAGATGCTTCCCAAATCCCGCGCCTTTCACATTTGGTATGAGCATGTGAGCATTGGCACCACGCCGGTTCTGCACATGCAGCACGACCCGGAGACGCTTGCTTCCCGACTGAAGCTGCTGCATGGGCAGTTCTGGGGGTGAAGGTTGACAAACCACCGTTCTAGATTGACAAAGGCCTGCTCTGGATTGACAGGCTGAGGTTTTCGCGGGATTAGCCAGAACGGTCAGTTTGCACGGAAGCGCAAACCGGCACTGTCGAGCCTTACTCGACACCTCGTGTTGCTTTTTCCAACCTACATTGGAGGTCTCGGAAATCAACATCAGGCTGCAAACGGCCATCAAGCGACATTCGAAAGACTCAACGGCTTACATTTCTGTCTGTCCGACCTCGAGCTCTCAACAAGCTATGAACTGGCGTTATGGTTCTGTTGATCAAAGCTCTGTCGAGCTTCTCGGAAGTGATCTGCGTTTTCAACGATCCAGGTCCACAGTGGGACCATGCGCAGCAGCCATTCCATGCCAGTGTCGGACAACTCATATTCGACTCTGGGGGGAACTTCACCAAAATCGTGCCGGAGCACAAAGCCGTCACGCTCCAGCTGTCGTAACGTGCGCGTGAGCATGCGCTGTGTGACTCCGTGCATGCGCCTACCGATGTCTGCATGTCGAAGCCGGCCATAAACGCCAAGGGTGTGAACGACGCCGAGAGACCAGCGACTTCCGGCGTGCGCGAGCACTTCACGCCGCAGCCCGTCGTCGTCATCTCTCAGACCATCACACACCGTCTGGGAATACTGAAGAAGTTCTTCCTGATTCAACTTGCTGGATCCCGGTATCATGTGTGTACCTTCTTACATATTTTTTGATGCAT